AAGTATTTTTATAGTTTTTGAATTTTGTTTTACACCAAAAAGATAATGGTAATCAACTTCTTTGCTTTGAAATATTTCAAAACATTGCGTATATTGTTCTCCATTAAAAATCTCAAGAACAACAAAATTTTCATCTTGAAATATTCTAAAACTCTTAATTGTTTCTGCTAAGATATAAGTATTATTAATTTTGACTGATTTCATTTGTTATCTCCATTTATGCTTTTTATAGTTTTTTGCCATTCCTCATCGCTTTTAAACTCATTATTAAGTTCTTTTAAAAGTTTAAGTACTTCATCATTAGACAAATTAGAAAGAATAGCTCTTATTCTTTCTAATGGCTTGATATCCTTATGGATAATTCCAAAGAATTCCTCTTGCTCTTTTGTGCTTAAATCTTCAAAAAGTTCAGCCAAATCATGAGCGTAAAAATCTTCTAAATCACTCGCATCTATGCTTACATTGACATACATTTTTTATCCTTTTGTTTTAAATTAAGTTTTAAAAACTTAATCAAATCCGCCTTAGCGGACTTGTTAAATTCTTAATTTTGAATTTCTAAGCTTTCAATCTTTGGCTCTATTCTAAAATTATCCTTTACAACTCTTTTAAGTCCAAGCTTTACTAAAGTAGTATCATCAAGCTCTACAATGGCATCTTTATTAAGTTCTTCTTTGTAAATGATGCATTCATTAAGGTTGTAACTTTTAAAGGCTTTGATTAAGTTTTCTAGTTTTTCTTTCACACGTGGTAAAGATACACTTTTACTTAAGCGATAGCCAATCTTGCCAAAGGTAAATTCTTTAGATCTTTTTTCTGCAAATTCATGCTTGTTATTTTCACAAAAAGTGGTGATACATTGTTCTATGTATTTAAGTTCATCGCTTAAAACCTTAATCTCTCCTGCACGAGCTTCTTTAATCTCATTGCAAGCTAAAGTTACTTCTCCATTAATCTTTTCTATTTTTACACTAAGCTCTGCCACTTTTTTAAGTGCAAGATTTACATCTTCAAAACTATTTATTTGCATTTAAATCTCCTTTTAAATTAAATTTATTAATTTGATAATCCCAAAGAACTACGCCATATCTTAAAAGCACTGCGTGTTTAGCTCTTTTCTTAACTATCCTTAAACCTTTTTTTTCACGCAGTGTCGCGGAGCCTTCAGGTGGGTTAAGGGAGTGTAGCTCTTTATCGCAAAAGGTGGCTTTGCCACATTGCGAAGTCAAAGAGGCAACTCCAAAACTAGCTCTTTAATGCCAAGCTTTTTAGCTAATGCTAATTCTTCTTGCATTCCCTTAGAATACTTAGCATCTTTATGATTGCTCATATAAATATAATCACTTGCTTTTAAAAGCTCTAATCCCATTTGTAAAGCTTTGTCTCTGTGTTTGTTTTCATCCAAATAGCTAAATTGTAGTATGGGTGAAACAGGTGTAAAGCCTTCACATTCACGCATAATTTTTAAGCATTCTTGCTGGGCTACACTAATAGCTTGTGCTTTTCTTTGACTTTCTCTTACAGCTAAAGTTTTGTAAGGAGAAGCGATATAAACTATTGCCATGAATTTTCCTTTCTAATAAATTTAAGTTTTAAAAAACTTAATCAAAGTGCTTTAATTTAAGCACTTTTGTTAAGCTTTTTACCCAAATGAAAACGAATGATTTTTTTTGCAATATAATCAGGATAAATTCCTTTTAAAACATCTACAAACACTCCACTTTCTTTATAAATAATGCTTACACCCTTTATCTCAAAAAGCGAAGCACTATAATCAGCTTTCTCACCTTTAATCATTGGTATCATTTTTTCTCTCCTTGTATTAAGTTTTCTTTCTTTGCTTTTTCTTTTTTGATTAAGTCAATCGTTTCAAAGATAGCCATCCACTTGTCTTTATTTTTAGGACTCTTTAACTTTCTAAGAGCTTCAGTATAGATTTGATGAACGCGTGTCACGCTAAGATTAAGTTCTTTAGCTATCTCTTCAAAACTCATAATATAACCATCTCGCTTGCACTAGTTAATAACTCATCATTTATTTCGCACTCTTCAAGTTCTGCAAGTCTTAAGGCCTTTTTTAAAAGCTTTGCAGAGCTTCTAAAATTACCATTGCTAAATTTAAAATAGCCCTTGCCAAAAAACTCATCACTTTCTTCCTTGCTAAGTCCTCTCATCATCCATTTACCACAAATCCTTGAGTAAAGTTGTTTAAGCTCTTTGTTTTTACCCATGAGGTTTTTGTATAAAATCTCAGTTCCTACTAAAATAAGAGGCACTCTAGCAAAATCCGCAATGCGTCTTAAATCCTCCAAAGCTTTTAGTGGTAGATATTCGGCTTCATCTACGATTAAAATCTTTTCATTGGTCTTTAAAAATCTTGCAATTGCTTTTAGTTTTGAAGCATTGTTGCTATTTGCTTCGATTTTAAGAGCATTTAAAAGCTCATCAAGCATTACACCCACACTTGTATGACAAGTTGCCTCTATTAAAATACTTTGTGGTCTGGTTTTAATAAACTCGTTTATAATAGTGGTTTTTCCTGTTCCTGCTTCTCCAAAAATAAGTGCGATTTCTTTTTCATTTACAGCTTCGCTCATTACAAAAGTAGCCATAGAAAAATCACGGCTTCTAAAAAGTTGTTCTTTTTTAGGTTTTTCATTTTGCTTATCTTTGTGATTAGCGATAAAATCTCTTATCTTTTTACTCCATAAAGCCACATCACCTTTATAGCTTGCACTTTTAATCTGTGAGATTAAAGAAGCACTCGCACCAATCGCTCTTGCCAATGCACTTGGCTTCATACCGCTTTGCTCTAAAAAGCATTCTAATTCTTTGCTTAGTTCTTGCATATAAATCCTTTTGTTTTTAAGCTTTTTTAAAAGCTTTTAAAAACTTTCAAAGCGTGTTTAAATAGACTTTAAAAGCTTTTAAAGACTTTTAATACCCTGCCTTTTTGGCAGCATTTTCCCATTTTGGAATTTTGCATTTGGTATCTTTTATAACTTTTGTACTCAAATGTTCAAAATCACCATTGCTAACAAGGGCTTTTGAAAATTCAAGTTCTTTTTTAGCGTTGTTACTAGCTTTTGTTTTTGGAGCTTTAACTTTTTCTAGTTTTTCCTTGCCAAGAGCTAAATACTTTTCCATATTCTTTTCTAAAATCATTCTTTGCTCATCGATTTTGTCTTTATTTGCTTTTATGGCTCTATTTACAAGTTTTCTAGCAACTTTAGCTTCTTCAATGCTTACTCCAAGTTCTAAATCTAAGTTGTTTGCTACACAAATAAGTTCTTTTTGTTTATCAAAGCAAAAGATTTCATTTTGATTATTAAGATTTTCACACACAAACACTTCTTCATGGGTGTATAATTTTGGATTATAAAAAAGAGTGCCATTAAGACTAAGTCCTTTATTTAGAACCTTTCTAAGTTTTAATTCACCGCCTAAATACATACTAAGGCTAAGCTCATCTATACTAATGGCATCGCTAATCTTTGCTTCATAACTTTCTTTTGGAGTGGCACCTAGTCGGTCAAGCCATTTGTTATTCATAAAATACGCACTATAATCATCAATGCACTCTCTCATATACTCAAGTGTTTTAAGTCTTCTTTGATTAGTTTTATAGCCTTTTTTAAGTCTTCTTTCTTTTTTAGAATAAAAAAACTCAATGGCCTGTCTTTCTTTAACATTAGATCCTATGTATCCAACTAAGTTTGCAGTGAGTGAGTTTTGTAAATCTTTGAATTTATTTTCTACATAAGGCTTACTCCAGCCACTGTAAGCTGGCATCGCTTTATAATCAATGTTTAATCTCTCTAAAAGAGCTTTGACATTTTTACTTAAAAATGCCTTGCCATTATCTGAGTGTATGCATTTTGGCACACCATAAGTGCTGATGTATTTTGCAATGGCTCTTGCTATGCTTAAACTATCTTCACTAAAGCCTAGATAAAAGCTAGCCACACCACTATAAGTATCGATTAATGATATTATAGTGTAGCGTTTATGCCAAGAGCACTCATCGCCTTTTAGCCCATAAGTTTCATTGATAAAATCTACTTTACAAATAGCATCAAGTGGACTTGCATCAATTTCTACGATTTCATTGATAGTAGAAACTTTCCAATTACTCACACCAAGTGCTGGTAGATGTCTGCTTATAGCTCCATCTTCGCCATGCAAGATGATATTTTTTATGAGTTTGTTTTCTTTTAAGTATTTTTTCATACTTCTTAAAACACACTCATAGCTTATAAATTCATCTTTTTTGCCTAGAAAATCTTTTAAATCTAACTTGCCATTTTTTGCTAATTCATAATTTAGCACTCTGTGGATATTAGAAGCATTAAGCCTTCCTTTTTGAGCAAGTAAGGTATTTATAAAAAGCTCTTTTATACCAAGAGCACTAATGGCATCATCTTTTTTATTTTCTCTTTTATCTATTAAAGCATCAAGTCCGTTTGCTAAGTATTCTTTTTGCCAAGCAAAGAGTTTGTTTTGTGTGAGTTTAAACTCATAGATTTTTTTAGCGTTAATGTAATTTATAAAATCATTTGTGCTTATCTTGCCTTTAGCATGTAGCCATTCTTTAACCACAGCAGCTTTTTGTAAGGCTAAATTTTGCTTTTTAGAACTGGCTTTTGCAAAGAGGCTTAAGCTATCTTTGTTTATTTGTATTTGATTTTCGCTAAGTTTGGTTTTGTTAGTGTTTTGCACTTGCAAGGCTTTAGAATTTTTAAGCAAAACATCATCATTTAATGCTTTGCTTAAAACTTCTTGTGTTGTTTTTGAGCTTATAGTAGCATTGCTTATATCTTCTATGTTAAAACCTTGCTCTACTAGCTTTGCTTCTTCCTTGCTTAAAGGTTTAGACCAGATTTGAAGGGTTTTACCACCGTGTCCTTTGCCTTGGGTGTATTTAAAGTGTATTATATGACTACCTGAAATACAAATTTTTTTAGTCTGCTTATTTGCACGAATACAAGATTTTTTAAGTGCTTCGTAATTTATATCATATTGCTTTGCAAATTCTTTACTACTTACCCACATTCAAGCCACCTTAAACCCATCTTTTTCTAGCATTTCTTTTAATTCTTTAGCTCTACCCCTTATACCCTTAATCCTACCATGAGACAAATCATAAAGTATAGTCATATCTTTATGATTTAAGCCCTTAGCCTTAGCCCAAGTCATAAGCTTTACACCTTTAGCACTCATAGTTTTTACAAGTTTATTTTTCATCTTTTTTCCTAAATATGTTATAATCAATCAAAAAAGGAGCTTTTATGCAAGCAAATCTTAAAAAAATTCTTATAGAAATGCAAACACAAATCCACGATTTATTACTTTTAGCTCAAGAACAACATAATAGCTATAATGAGCTCACCAAAAAACTAAATAACGATTTTCTAAAAATAACAAAAGAGCTTAGAAATCCTTTAGATAAAGAACAAGCTGCTTTTGCAACACAAGCACTTGAAAAACACTTTCAAGAGTGCAATTCTCTAACAGATGAATTTTCAAAACAATCTCAAAAAGCTTTTGATGATCGTTTTAAAAAAATTTTAGAAAATTATCAAAAAATTAAAGATCTTTCCTAGGTTTAGTTTTTATGCCTATATAACCTGTCAGTATGATAGGTTTTTTTAAACACTTGCTCTTTTTAGGTTTATTCTTTTTCTTCATATTTTTCCTTTAATATTATTTTTGCTTTTTTGTGTTACCATTACCGAAAAAGTTATGTAATTATAGTGTAATTTATTAAACTTGTCAAGACAAAAGGTGTATTTTATGAATATTTCTCAAAAAATTAAAAATGCTAGAGAAGCTAAAAACTTAACACAATTAGAATTAGCTAAATCAAGCGGCGTTTCACTGGATTCAATAAAAAGATATGAAACAAAAGAATCTAATATAACAATACATAATTTAATAAAAATTGCAAAAGTTTTAGATATTGATTTGAATTATTTTGCGAATGTCCCTAAGTTGTCCCTTAGTCTGTCTTCTAAAATGTCCCTAAGCCAAGATAAATATGTCCCTAAGTTGGAAAATCAACAAGAAGCCTTAAGCGATGACATGATAAACATTCCTTTTTTTGAAAATGTAAGAGCAAGTGCTGGAAGTGGCGCTTATAACGATGAAGAAAGCACTCAAGCTTTGGGACTTTCTAAAAGTTTTTTGCGTGAATGCTTTGGTTTATACTCTTTTATAAATCTCTCTGTGATTTTAGGACAAGGCGATTCTATGACACCAACACTTCCTGAAAACTGCTATCTTTTAATCCAGCAAGGAGAAGTGGCAGAAGGCGAAATTTGTGTAACACGCATTGAA